CATAACCTAAGTTACGGTCAATTAGAGGATGAAGGCATCTACGGAAGTGGTCACTACATTTGCAGTAACAAACGAAACAAATCTCACGATTTGAGACTGGCATCTATCATTCGAGGAAACCTCCTCAACGAATTCAGGGACATGGACAGGAAATGGGTCGCGACCTACTTCGACGCCGAGGCCGAGAACGAGGAGGGAAAATTAGTCAAAAAGATATTAGAAGCACTTTATTATAAAGACGAATACCGAGTTGATAGAGGAAAGAAGGATGATGGGTACGGCACCCCAGAAGTTGACGGACTCACCTATAATGGTTTGGACACTTTAGAATCCGAAGCCTCGATTCGAAATGTCGAGGACATGCATCTGGCCTTGAAAGACTTATTGAAAACAGAATACTTTCAACAGATGAACACGGAGTTATTCAAAACTTACCAAAAGATTGGTGAAATGAACATTTATATGGACGGTTCTAAGTCGTTACAATATACGGCAGCCAGTGAGAACCCTATCCCACCATAATAACTGACCGGATAAATACATCGCGTTCAAGAAATATAAATATATGATTCTCTAATACTATACATTTATTCATAATGAAATTTTATGAATCACATTATGATGAATACATCGAATCTTCCAAAAAATATAATTTACACGAGGAATTGGTACCCTTCATTCAAGCGCTACCTTCCAATATATTTCAAATGGGCAATCTCATCGTCCACGGACCTTCGGGAGCGGGCAAATATACTCAGGTTCTCAGTATTCTGGAAAAATACAGCGCCACCCATTTAAAATACCACAAAAAAATCAAAATCCAGACCGAAAAACAGGACTACATCTATCATATTAGCGACATACACTACGAAATCGACATGTCACTGTTAGGATGCAATTCCAAAATCCTCTGGCACGAGAACTTTTTACAAATCATTGACATCATTTCTATTAAACCCGAAAAGGTGGGATTCATCGTATGTAAAAATTTTCACATGATTCACACGGAATTGTTAGATATATTTTACAGTTATATCCAGGAATACTCGGGCTGCTTGAATAACCAACACCATCCGAATAAATCGTTACCTGAAAACGACAAGGTCAATTTCCCCTCCATCGTAATCCATTTCATCATCATCACCGAGAACATCAGTTTTATTCCCAACAACATCCTGAATTCCTGCCAGGTTCTCAATGTATGTAAACCCGAAAAGGAAAAATATAAAAAGGTGTTGGAAAAAAAGGACATTGAAAATGACAACGCCGTCTTTGATAGTATCAGTGAAAACGAGATTATCAACACCAAGGAACTATATTCATTCAAACTCATCGAAAATAATGAAATTCCCAAGGACATATTTAACATTGTGTGTGACAACATCATCCACGAAATCATTCACCATACCAAAATAAAATTCACCAATTTTCGCGATGTTATTTACGACATTCTCATCTACAATCTAGAACCGGTGGAATGTATTTGGTACATTTTACGCTATTTCATTCAAAATAATTATCTGGAGAAACACAACATATCCGATGTGTTGAAGCAAACCTACATATTTTTGAAATATTATAACAATAATTATCGGCCTATATACCATTTAGAGAGTATATTATTTTATTTAATAACAAAAATACATGCCTATTGATCCTATCAATGGAAATAGTAAAATGAGCTATCAAGAAGCTTTAGATATTCTGCAAATAACTGCGGATATTGAGAACCCAGTGACCGAGGATATTATCAAAAAAAAATATCGTATGGCGGCCCTCATGTACCATCCCGATAAAAACAAATCGGAAGATGCCGGCGAAAAATTTTACAAAGTCCAGGAAGCTTACGAATTTTTGATGAAATACATCCACAATGACACGAAGTGGAACGGAGACGAATATACTTACGAACATCCTTTGCAATCCTACAAGAATCTCCTGTTGGCCTTTCTCCGCAATATCATGGAAGAGAACGGCGTCGAGCCCTTACAAAATATATTGATCATTGTCGTGCAAAAATTAACCCAACTCTGTGAAATCAAGGCTTTTGAATTCATTGAAAAGTTGGATAAGGAATTGTTGATGAAAATATACGACATATTGTATCGTTATTACAGCGTGTTACGCATTTCGGAGGATTTCGTGTTGAAACTCCGCAAGGTTCTCGACGATAAATTACAGAACGATTCGTGCATTATTTTGCATCCAACCCTGGAGGACCTCTTGGAAGACAGGGTGTATCGTTTGATTGTAGACGAGAACATATACTGGATACCCTTATGGCACCACGAGCTAGTGTACGATGTTTCGGGTGCGGATTTATATGTCAGATGTTTTCCAATTTTACCGGATAATGTCAGCATCAACGAGAACAACGACATCATTGTAAGAACCGTCCATTCAATCCAGAATCTTTTGCACAAAAAAGAGTTGACCTTTCGTTTGGCCGGAAAAGAATACAATAAACCGTGTAATTTGCTATTCGTTAGAAAAAATCAAAACCTATTGATTAGTAACGCCGGAATTGCGCATATTAACACCGAGGATATCTATAATGTTTCCAAGCGCGGCCGCATAATAGCTGAAATCGAACTATATTAACATCTTCGATATATATAAATTTCTATTTATATATAAATGTCTATTTATACATATTTTAGCTCATTCTGGGGAAAAATATCAGAAAAGGAAAAAAATGAAATACGAAATTTTAAAAAATTTCTAATTGACAATAGTATTATTTCAACCACGGCAGGTGTTGTCATTGGGTACGCGGCATGGGATTGTATTCAATCCTTGGTTGGCAATCTGCTATTTCCTGCGTTTTATTTTTTCGTTGTTCTCCGATTTGTGAATAAAGGTCATACCGTATCCAAGCTGTTCTCACCGGTGGAACCGATAAATATCCCCAAAGTCTTTATCCGTTTTCTTGCGTTTTTCATTATTATTATTCTCACCTTTTATATTATTCATAATATTACCAATAATTGGATTGATGACCCATCTTTTGCGCCTAGTTCGGGAAATATCGCGTCCGTATCTTCAAATGTACCAGTCGCGCAACTGCAAGTTGTCCAACATGCACCTACTGCGGTTATACCACTACCGATTCGCAACATTGTAGACCATTTTCAATATAGCACTTATAAATAAATTTAGAAAAAATCTAACTATTTTACACCCTTGAATATTTACATGTTCAAGGGTGTATATTTTCTGAAAGTAATATAAATAATCCTTGATGAAAAAAAAATCAAATAACCAATCCATGATTATCATTGGTTTATTGTTGGTACTTGTCACCTCTTTTGTGTATTCTATGGTATCCAAGAGACAGAATAAGATCAATGTGAACTCCATGGTTTATTCCGAAAGTTTTGTCAACATTTTGAGCGGAAACAAATCCAGTAATATTGCTTTTGCCTCTCTCATGAAAAATCCGACCGATCTGCCTCTATGGTTGAAATATCACCGCAATTTAGGCATTAAAAGATTCTTCATACGATTGGAAGACAGTTTGAGTTGGGAGGATTACCTGAAAGACATGGACGATGTTGTTTTGGAGATCGGCAACAGCGATACGGAGGGAAATAACTACAGCTCTTTGATTGATCGTCAAATCAAATTTGTCAACGAAACCCTCGAAAAGGCAAAATCCATGAAAGACATTGAATGGTTGATCCACATTGACGCCGACGAACTGTTACACGGTGACATTGGTGTCATCGAATCCCTTCCCGAAAATATCAAGACCATCAAAATGGAGAACGCCGAAGCCATTTTCGAGGAATCCAAACGCGGATCCTGTTTTTCATCTACCAATTTCATCAAATGTAACGAGGTATCCCAGTGCAAATCGTATATTAACGGGAAGGCGGGCGGACGCATCCACGATCCTCGTGTCATTTGTTTAGGCCCCCACGATTTCGGTTACAAAGATGCCACGGAGGATGTTAACAAAAAAATACCTTTTGACAAGTTGCACATTCTGCATTTCGAAGGATGCACCTTTGGCGGATGGGTAGAAAAATTCTATCATTTGAGTAAGAATAACAAGACGGATCTCCCCTTTGCCTACTACAAGGAAAGCATTGAAAAGGCCAAAGATACCTACGATTTCTACAAAATCAACAAAATGCAAGATTCTTCGCAGTTCCGCGGCGAGGAACTCTACAAAATCAAGGATGAAGTGATCAAACCTTAAAATGCTAACTAGAGCTTGTAAAATATTTTATCGGTATTTGATAAAATATTTCAAAAAAAAACACCCGATGAGGGGCTCGAACCCTCGACCACAGGATTAAAAGTCCTGCGCTCTACCGACTGAGCTAACCGGGTAATTTTTGGGTTTGTTTTTGATTTGTTTAATTAAAGACTTGTTTTGGTTTAGTTTAGTTTTAGTTTAGTTCAAAATGTTTTGCTTTTAGGTTTGTTGGTTTGAGTTTTTGATTTGATTTTGTTTAAGGCGCCTTCTTCTTGACCACCTTCTTCGCCACCGGCTTCGCGGCCGCAGCAACCGGCGCCGGCTCAGGTGCCTTCTCCTCCCCCACGGCCTTCTCGTCGTCGCTGTCGTCAACATTGACATCAACGGCACTGTTGACAGCAGCAGGAATCGTGTCAACCATGTCCTCGTCGACATCCTCCTTCACCTCCTGCTTCTCAATCTTCTCAAAATCCTCCTGGGACAGCTCAATGTGGCACTTGCCGTAGACGCTGACCACCTCGCGAGGCTTGACAATCGACTGAATGAGCTTCCAGGTGAGACCCCAGCCCTTGCCGCCGACCCAGATGCCGGAGCACTGAAGAACGCAGGCCACATTGCTCATCTTGGGAACAAGATCCACCGGGCTAACATGCGCATTCTCACAGGGAAAGATCATCCGCGAATGCGTGTCGTAGAGCTCAACCGCCCACTTTCCGTCGTAGAAAGGGACCTTGGCGCGAATCGAAGGAGGACGCGTGTAATCAATCTTCTTCGTGTCCTTGTTCTTACTGTACTTCAAGAAGGAGAAGAAGGTGTGCTTGGCCACCTCACGCGACATCTCCTCCCCAAACCAACACTCAGAATTCTTGACAGCATCATCCAAGATCTGATTCTCAAGAGCCTTCAGCTTACTCAAGAAAGCATCAGACACCAGCGTCTTGTACTCCTCGTTGGGGAAATTCAACGACATGCTGTACTTGCCGTCAGACTCTCCCTTTTCATCCACGAAATCGCTGATACCCCAAGTCATCATAAGAGGCGTGGAGATATGCAGCGAACGATTCGTTTGAGTGCTGATGAGAGCAATTGACTTGCCACCGCGGTCATTGACCTTGGGCGGCATATACTTGATGGAGGCGGGCTCCCACTCATTGACAGACAGAACAGGCTTTCTTTGCGTGGACGACATTATTATAACAGATGTTGCTATGATATGATATTACAAGACACCAAATCTTTAAATCAATTTTTTCAGAAATACATAAATTTTTTTGCTCGATTCACCATGTCAATTTGATTGTTTTATTTTTATAGAAAGTTTATAAGAATTGTGAAATCCGTATAAACATTGATATTTTGCAAGCAGTGGGGTTCGAACCCACGCATCTCACGATAGCGGGTCTTAAGTCCGCCGCCTTAACCGCTCGGCCATGCTTGCGCTTGTTTCAAGAACTAAACAATTCTTTCCCTGGGCCTCCCTGGGCCTCCCTGGGCCTCACCCAATGAGGGGCTCGAACCCTCGACCACAGGATTAAAAGTCCTGCGCTCTACCGACTGCGCTAACCGGGTACAATGCTCTGTATGGGAGTTGAACCCACGACCCTCAGCTCATAAGACTGATGCTCTAACCAACTGAGCTAACAGAGCAGGTATGTTTTTATTTTAATTATTTGTTATTTTTATTTATAATTGAAAAGGTGCTGATGGTTCTCCCATCCCTGATTACTACCTATAATGCGTTGTTTTTATATAGCTTATAAAATATATTACAAATTATCTCGGTGAAGATTTAAACCCTCGAAGATTTCAAACCGCACCACAAGGGTGCGGTTTAATATCTCCGAGTGTCAACGGTTTAAAATGTTTCAAAGGTTTAAAGTGCAACGGTTGTAAATAAAATTATTTAACGAGATAAAAAATATAAATATATATAAAGCAGATATAGAATGGTGAAAATGGTCTCAAACTCTTCCCAAAATAATTTATCATGGTACGAATTTTATAAAAATAAAACCAATTTAAAAACCTATAAAATTCCACAGCTAAAACAGGTCGCAAGTACACATCGATTGCATGTTTCTGGGACGAAAGCAATATTAATCGATCGTATCGAGAACCATTTCAAAATTACCAAAAATGTCGCAAAAATACAGGCATGTTGGAGACGATTTGTGGTAATATTATCTTTTAAATTGAGAGGACCCGCCTTCAAGGATCGTTCCATATGTGTCAACAATTGTGATTTTTATACCATGGAACCCTTGAAAGAAGTCGAATTTGACGATTTTTTCAGTTATACGGATGAAAAGGGCTTCACATACGGTTTTCAGATTGATTCGTTGATCCAATTATTCAAAAAAACCGGTACCATCACCAATCCCTACAATCGCGATCAAATGGACTACAATGTTGTACGAAATATCATTAAACTTTTTAAAATTAATTACCATGTTTTCCAAAAAATCCGACAACAGACCAAATCGCTTCCTACCGAACGACATACCAACGAGAATGTATTTGTTAATATGCATTCGCAACCTGAAACCGGCTTTAGTTTTGTCAGAGAGAGAACCATACAAAAATTAAACGAGATGCGTCAAAGGGGCGTGAGCGATCGTATTAATGAAATATTTATTGAGATCGACCTTCTCGGCAACTACACGCAAAGTGAATGGTTTACCGAAATAACAGACAACAATTTGATTCGTTTTATGCAGAATTTATACAATATATGGAATTATCGGTCCAACATGTCGTATATTACTCGATCACAAATTTGTCCTTTTTTTAATCCATTTTTATTCAATGTCGATAGTGGCGTATTGTTCAATGAAAATATCCGACGAAACTGCATCACAATTTTAGAAAATATCATTTTTTCTGGAGGTGATGCCGAATATCGCAAACTTGGCGCGATGCACATATTGACCGCCTTGACATTGGTATCGCGACCAGCCAGAAGATCGCTACCCTGGTTGTACGAATCCGCGGTTTGAATCTTTTTGTAAAATTTCACAGTTTCTTTAGTGAAATTTTATTTTTAATTTTATTGATTCGTTCTATCTGGACGGTTCGAGCAAAGAAAAGTTTAGGAAAATATAAATAAAACAAACTACTTAAAAAGGTATTACATTATAATGTATAATCAGAAATGGTGAGAATTTCGAAAGCTGACAAGACCTCTGCCCCTGCCCCCTCCGCGCACGCCGCCGCCGCTCCCCTTGAGAACGCGGTTGTTTCCAAGACGACCAAGCCTCGTGCCAAGAAGGCTGCCGTTGACGCCGCCCCCGCGACGGATGCTTCCGTCCCTGTTACTGCCGACGCGGCTGACCTCACTGAGACTTCGGTTTCCACCAAGCTCAACGAGTTCAGCGCCAAGCTTCAGCAGATGTCCGGCCTCTTCGCCTCGGTGAAGGGCGACTTCAAGACGCTTGAGAAGGTGGTTTCCCGCGAGCTCAAGAACGCCCAGAAGTCCAAGTCCAAGTCCAAGAAGGCCTCTGGCAACCGCCAGCCCTCTGGCTTCGTGAAGCCCACGCGCATCAGCGACGAGCTCGCGAAGTTCCTCGGCAAGGCCGCGGGCGTCGAGATGGCGCGCACCGCCGTGAGCAAGGAGATCAACGCGTACATCCGCGAGAAGGGTCTCCAGGACGCCAGCAACGGTCGCAAGATCAACCCTGACGCCAGCCTCACGAAGCTCCTCAACCTCAAGAAGGAGGACGAGCTGACCTACTTCAACCTCCAGCGCTACATGAAGCACCACTTCATCAAGGCGGCGCCCGTTGCCACCGCTTAAATTGATACAAACTTGATAAAAACACATAAAAAGTAAAAAACCATCATGTTAACTCATATTATTAATAAAAATAATATGATTTATAAATACACACTCTCACGGTTCGCATATATAATAAATAACAAAATAAATATAAATAAATTACACTAGTTATAATCATAATGGATAAGATTAAGTACGAAGTTGTGGAGGATTCTCCTTTCAAGTTTCAACCAGTCTCCAAATCGGTTCCTGCCGGTTCCAATAACACCCCCTTGTCACAGACTTCTGGTAATGGACTCTCCATGTCCAACGAGCAGGCCATGTTTGAGGCCAAGGTCAAGGACTATATTTCAAAGAACCGCCCCAAGATCTACATTTTGACCCCCTGTTACGGGGGTGTTTGCTACACGAATTATGTTTCGTGTCTGATGAACACCCTGAATGTGTTCAAGCAGTTGGATGTGGATATTCAGGTCGAATTCTGCAAGAACGACAGTTTGGTGCCTCGTGCGCGTAACAATCTTGTTGCCAAGGCCATGTCGGACCGCAAGATGACCCATGTCATTTTCATCGATGGCGATATTTCTTGGGACCCCATGTCGATTTTCAAGCTCTTGATTGCCGATAAGAATGTGGTGGGCGGCGTGTATCCCTTGAAGCATTACCACTGGGACAAGCTGATCAAGGATCCCCTGAACCCCTACAAGTCCAACATCGTGCAGTCTTGGATCGACCATAAGAATACGACCCAACTCAAGGATACGGTAAGTGACGAGGTGTTCATCCAGAACAAGATGTTAACCTACAACATCAATTACCTCGACAGTTACTTGAACATCACTGACAATTTGGCCAAGGTGAAGCACACCGCCACCGGGTTTTTGATGATCCAGCGCAGCGTGTTTGAAAACATGTTCAAGGCTTTCCCTTCTACCAAGTATGTGGATGATGTGCACTTTTTACAGCCCCACGAGAACGAGTTTGCTTATGCCCTGTTTGATTGCGGGGTGGAGGAGGGCCACTATTACTCGGAGGACTGGCTCTTTTGCCACCGTTGGTCGAAGATGGGCGGAGATATCTACATTGATGTTTCGATCAACTTGAACCACACGGGTCCCGAGGACTTCAAGGGCTCCTACATTACGAGCATTATTTAACTAGCATCCCATATAACTTACATAAAGGGTATAAAAAAATGGCACAATATATAGTACATGTTGTACTATATACTGTTGATTGGTGTCACACTGGCTGCTTCATTGAAGCCGAAATTTTGCGCGAATTGTCGATACTTTATTAATGATGGACCCACTCTGGCAGTTGGTTCCTGCTCCCTGTTTCAACGGGTCGAGTCGAAGCTGAACTACAATTTAGTAGATGAACATCACACTATGCCCGTCTCGTATAAATCGTGTGTTTTGGTCAGAATGGACGCGACCCTCTGCGGAAAAGAGGGTAAGCTGTATAAAAAAAAATATGTGAAAAGAACCGCACAAAATCCCGAAGAATAAAAATCTATTCGTTACACCGGCACCATTCATTTTTAATCTTCACCGGGATAATATCCGTACATAGATATAAAGATATTTTATTGTATAATACAATGGACACGGAAGAAATATTGGAACCTGAACCACTATCGAAAGATGACCAATTGTGGGCTAATAACACGGAATATCAAGTAATAAACTATATAATAAACTATATAGATAATTGTGATTTATTGATGCTGGATTACGCAAAACATGAACTAGAAAGTTATTCGCCCCATGCTACCCTTACAATATGTTCAATCATCAAAATGGTATCTATCAAAATAGAATGTATTCTGTCTAATAAACCGGTATCATTAATGCATGAACTTTTTTCATATCATTCACAACATAATCATTCACGATATATAAACTACCGTTCGCAATTCGACTATAGCAGTAAAGAGATTCAAGAATTTATCAAATTTATAGATTATAACAAAGAAAACAAATCCAATTTTGATTTCGATCGGTTTCATTTATTAAATCGTAATGCGATTGCTCGCATTGAATATCAAAGAAATGAATATGAAAAAAATAGAAGAAACACCATAGCCGGACTAAATAGAGAAGAAATGGAAAGAAGAAAAGAAATCGAAATAGAAAGCGGAAAGAAATCTACATGTCATATATCATGAGTTATAAATCCATAAGTTTTCAAGGGTATAAGTATACCGAGGTATAATTACACCGGCACCATT